AGGACATTGGAGCACTAGAGGCTGGAGAAATCCCTACTCCTGAAGCAGCTACTGATGCCTACGAGATGTTGCAGGATATGTTAGATCAATGGTCTAACGAGTCCATGATGGTCTTTTACAAGACTGAGATCATATTTCCCATCACGCCTGGGCAAATTAACTACACAGTAGGCCCAACAGGGTCTGTTCAAGCTAATTTTGTTGGGTCAATCATAGGTAATGTGCTCACGATCACATCGCTAAACTCTGGTGGTATTAACACAAATATGATGTTAAGTGGTATAGGTATCACACCTGGTACTACGATTACAGGGTTTGGAACAGGCGCAGGGGGTCAGATTCTTGAAGCAGGCACATATACTGTAAACATCTCCCAAAATGTTGCCTCGACAACAATTACTGGCTATTACAAGCGTCCATTGTCAATCAACTCTGCGTTTGTTAGGGTGAATACAACTTCTAATGGCGTAGCAATCACAGGTGGTGGTTTGGATTACCCAGTTTCTGTGCTCAATGTTGAAGAGTACGAAATGATTGGTCTTAAATCGCTAAATGGCCCTTGGCCTAAAGCAGTTTATTACCAACCCACAGAGGTTTTGGGCAATATTTTTGTATGGCCTAACCCTGCTCAAGGTGAAATGCACATTTTCTGTGACAACATTTTCACTCGCAATACGTCCATGTATGACGTTTTAGCGTTGCCTGAAGGCTATAACATGGCTCTTAGGTGGTGTTTAGCAGAACGTTTGATGCCCATGTATGGCAAAGCAAGCCCAACCCAAATAGCGATGATTCAACAATACGCTGCTCAAGGTAAGAGCACGATCAAGCGCACGAATATGAAACCTGTTCAGTTGGCTCGTTATGACAACGTGCTCACATCTACTAAGACTAGGGATGCTGGTTTCATCCTTCACGGAGGCTTTATTTAGAGATTCATTGATTTTATGGGAGTATTTAGGTATTATTAAGTTTTTAACAAAGGACTTAATATGCAAGACAGAGAAACCATAAATGCAAAAGCAAGAGAAAGTTACAGAAGAAGAAAGGCGGGCCTTGCATCACCAAATGCTGGTAGACCAGCAAATACACCAGAGGTTCTTTGGAGTAAGGTGGATATTAAAGGCCCAGATGATTGTTGGGAATGGAAAGGTTGGATAGGAGCAGGAGGATATGGAAGAACGCAAATAAATGGGATGTCCTATTATGCGCATAGAGTAATTTTTGATTTGGCAAATCCAAACACAATTACTTTAGCAGGGCCAAAAAACCCAAAAGCATTTGGTTTCTTAATGCATACTTGCGATAATCCTCCTTGTTGTAATCCAAAACATTTAGTTGTTGGTGACCACAAGAAGAACATGGAAGATAAAGTCAGTAAAGGTAGAAGTGCTGACTTTAGTGGTGACAAAGGCCCGAGGTGTAAATTAACAATGGATCAAGTAAGACAGGCAAGACAAATGAAGCAAAATGGCATAAGCACTAAAAAGTTGGCTGAGTTATTTAATATTAGTTTGGCTAGTATGAAGTCTTTGATTCGTGGTGATAGCTATAAGGAAAATAAATGAGTTCAACAACTTTTACAGATGGCGTAACGGTAATCAGGTCATCATGGCTTAATGATGTTAATACTGCCGTTTATACTGGCGTATTCCCCAACGCCTCTTTGACCACGACCAACTTCACTTGGAATGGGTATTCAATCCCAGCGCCATCAGGTTCTACCACTACGTTCTTGAGAAACGATGGTACATGGCAAACGCCAGGTGGTTCAGGCATAGGAACTGTGACATCGGTAGGCACAACATCAGGTCAATTAACTGGTGGGCCAATCACTTCTTCTGGTACGATTGGGCTTGCCACAACAGCAGTAACGGCAGGCAGTTATACGTCTGCAAACATCACAGTAGATGCTTATGGACGCATCACGGCAGCTTCTAACGGTACTGGTGGCTCAACTCCTACTCTCCAACAAGTCTTAACTGCTGGCAACAATGCTACTGTCGGTGCAAACATCAATGGTGTTTATATTGGTGTAGCGATTGGTTCTAGCCTACAAGGTATATCAGGTAATGGGTCTGCAGTTGGTATTCAAAACAACTATGGTGGCTCAACCAACACAGTTATCTTAAACAACAACACTTTTGTGCCTGCTACGGATAACTCGATAGCTTTAGGCACATCAGGCTATCGTTGGTCAGGCTTGGCAGTTGCAGGTAGCTTTTATTGGAATTCTTACTCTATTCCAGCTCCTACTGGTAGCACTACGACTTTCTTGAGAAACGATGGAACTTGGGCAACGCCCTCTGGTGGCGCTACTCCTACATTGCAAGCAGTTGTGGCTGCGGGTAATACCTCAACCAACGCTGCAGCATTTAATGGCGTTAACATTGGCGCATCTACCACATTCCCTTGGGGTAGCGCTTATGGTATTTCTGCTAGTGCAACGACTGTAGGATTGGCGAATAGTAGTGGCGCAGTTGCCATGTATAGCTCTGCTTTTGTGCCCTCAAGCACATCTATTAGCCTTGGATCATCATCTTACCCTTGGGGTTCAATGTATGTTTCAGGCAATGCGGTGTTTGGAACGGTTAACTCTTGGTCAACCCAAGTAACTGTATATGGCACAACATCTACTTCTGGTGGAACTGCAGTTGGCGCTTACAATTCAAGCTCAAGTGGTACTGCTTTTGGTGCGATTGTTAATAACTCAAGCACTAACTTAGCTTACTTTGGTTATGGTACACCCTCTAGTTATTCAACTGTGGGTTACATTGCAACTAACGGTACAACAACCACTTACGCAACATCTTCTGATAGAAGATTAAAAACAAACATTACAAACCTAAAAGCAGGTGTTGGAATCGCTAAGATCAAAGCGTTGTTGCCTAGATCGTTTGTTTGGGAATCTAATGGTACGCAAGACGTTGGATTTATCGCTGATGAGCTACAAGCAGAAGTTCCTAATGCAGTACATGGGCAACCCAACGCAGTTGACGCACATGGTAACCCAGTTTATCAAGGTGTTGATAATAGTTTTGTTATGCCTTATTTGATTCAGGCAGTACAGGACATTATTGCGAAAGTGGGGCTATAAAATGCCTGAAATGGGTTTTGTTGGGCCTAGTTATACAGCAGCCTCAATTTATCAAGATGATAGTGAGTGCATTAACTTTCGTCCTGAGATTGACCCATTAAAGCAACCTGGGCAACGTGGTGTTGTTGCTCTGTACCCAACCCCAGGACTCACTCCCTTTGCTACCTTAGCAAACGCAGAAGTTAGGGGTTTACGCACCTTGTCTGGTGGTAAATACATGGTTGCCGTGGCTGGCTCGTATGTCTACTACTTAGACCAAAACGGTAACTCTACACAAATTGGTCAATTGCTAACAACCACAGGGCGTGTTGGCATCGTAGATAACGGTCTACAAGTGATGATTACCGATGGCGCTAATCGCTATTCTTGGTATATCTCTACCACTCAAACTGCAACCTTTAATGGCATTATTTCTGGTAATCAGATCAACGTCACAAGTATTGCATCAGGCTCGCTTTATGTGGGTCAGTCAATCACAGGGACAGGAGTTCCTGCTAACACAATCATCACCGCAGTTCCTAATACCTCAAATGGTCTAGGAATCTACACCCTTAACAATTCTGTTACCAACGGAACTGTGACAGGGATCACAATTACAAACGCAGGGAGTGGATTCACTTCACCCCCATCGGTGACCATCGCTAGCCCTAGTTATGGCACGACTGCTACTGTTACTTGGAACTCGATTACAGTTGTATCATCAACATTGGCTACTGGGGGTTCAGGATATAGCGTAGGAGACGTTTTAACTGCGTTTGGGGGTGCTTATACTATTGCAGCTCAAATCAAGGTTTTGACCGTTTCTAGTGGCGCTATTGTGACCTATCAAGTGGTCGTTAATGGTGTCTATCAGTCTGCACCAACTTCACCAGTTACTTTTGTAGGTGGTAAGGGTACAGGGGCAACGATCAACCTAGTCTTTGGGTTGAACAACGACTACACAATGACCAACAATGGGTCGTTCTATACTTCTGCGCCTGTATTGTCTGCAACTGGTTCAGGCACAGGAGAGACAGGAACTGCTAATTACAGTCCATTGGGTAGCTCACAATCCTTTACCGCTAACAACTTCACCATTTTACCAAGCAACGATGGTGCGTTTGTGGGCGCAGACGTTGTGGATGTTGTGGATAACTATTTTGTTTACAACAGACCCAACTCGCAACAATTTGCTACATCTAATTTATTACAGACTCTGACCAATCCTTTGTCTTTCTCAAGCAAAGACGGTGCGCCTGACCAACTTGTTTCTCTCATTGTTGACCATAGAGAAGTTTATTTGTTGGGTGAAGTGAGTTCAGAGGTGTGGGTGGATGTTGGGTCATTCCCTTTCCCTTTGCAAAGAATCCCAGGCACATCAACGCAACATGGCATTATTGCTAAGTTTTCTTTGTCAAGGGTAGGTAATTCATTTGCTTACCTATCTAGAAATCAACGAGGCCAAGGCCAAATCGTGATGATGAATGGCTACGTTCCAACTAGGATCAGTACCCACGCAGTTGAGAATACATTGGTCAACCAAAAGATTGACGATGCTATTGCTTGGACTTATCAGTTAGAAGGCCATGAGTGCTACGTCATTTCCTTTCCTAGCCTAGACCTAACATGGGTTTACGATGTGACCACTACGATGTGGCACAAGTGGCTTTGGGTTGACAACTACAACAACTACCATAGGCATCGTGGTAACTGTTCTGCTACTTTTGGTGGCTATGTGTACGTTGGTGATTGGCAAAATGGCAACATTTACAAGCTAGACCCTAATAATTACACAGACAACGGTCAAGAGGTGAGAAGGCTTAGACGTGCTCCTCACTTGGTTTCTGATTTGCAGAGACAGTATTTTGATGAGTTGCAGATTCAATTTCAACCTGCAGTAGGGTTAAATCCAACAACATCGAGCACATCGACCACGGCAATAGCTGGGATTGCCATCGCAGGTTTAGCAGTCGCAGGCACATCTGGCGTTTCCACAAGCTCTACAAGTGGTGTCAACCCCCAAGCCATGCTTAGATGGTCATCTGATGGTGGCTCTACATGGTCAAACGAGCATTGGGTGTCTATTGGTAAGCAAGGAAAATATAAAAATCGTGCCATTTGGAGACGATTGGGATGGTCAAGGGATAGAGTATTTGAGGTCGTGGTTAGCGATCCAGTATTCGCTACAATCGTTTCTAGCAACCTTAAATCTAGCGTAGGGGAAAACTAATGCCTAGTATTTATGGTTCACCACAGAACAATCCTTACCCACAAAGTGAGTTTTTGGATACTGCTTCTAAGAGGCCTACAAGACCTTGGCAGCAGTTTTTCATCAATTTATTAAACTTTAGCGCCACGAACACAACGCCTGCATTGCCTAGCCAACCAAAAGGCTATATGCAAGTGACTGTGAATGGCAAACAATACAAAGTCCCATACTATGACTTACCATAAAGACCTAGAAGGCAAATTCGATGTTGACCCACAGGTTAAGCATCACTTCTCTGATAACCTGTATGCCAAAGAAATGGTCATACCCAAGGGTTATGTTGCAGGGATGCACAAGCACGTTTTTTCTCATTTAAGTATCCTTGCTTCTGGGCGTGCGTTAATTAAAACTGAAGAATATAATAAAGAAGTAGTAGCACCATATTGTTTGAACATCATTGCTGAGACTCATCATTCCATTGAGGCTCTTGAAGATTGTGTTTGGTTTTGTATTCATTCGACTGATGAAAAAGATGTTTCCAAGGTCGATGAAGTTTTGATTTCTAGGAGTTAATCATGCCTTTAGCATATGTAGTTGATGCAGTTTCAGGTGCTAATCCATTAACTTGGCTTGCTGCAGCTAATATTGGAAGTTCATTGATTGGAGCTAATGCTGCCAAAAGTGCAGCGAGCACCCAAGCAAATGCAGCAACTCAAGCACAACAGCAGTTGCAACAAAACTTTCAAAACTTAGCACCTAATTACAATCCTTATTTGCAAACAGGGCAAACAGGACTAAATCAACTTGCGTCTTCTTTGCCTAGCTTAACTCAATCATTTGGGCCACAACAATTAAACCAAAATTTAGCTCCTAATTACGCTTTCCAACTGCAACAAGGTCAAGCAGCAACCAACGCTGCCAACAATGCAACTGGTGGTTTGATTGGTGGTAATGCGATGAAAGGTCTTGAAGACTATACGCAAAACACGGCACAAAATGCTTACCAAAATGCGTTTAACAACTATCAAACTCAACAAGGTGCTATTTTTAATAGGTTGTCTAGCATAGCAGGGATAGGTCAAAATGCAGTTTCAGGCTTGTCTAATTTGGCTACTGGCAATGCTTCCAACATAGCTAACTTGGGTGTTGGTGCAGCAAACGCAACAGCAGCAGGACAAGTAGGTGCAGCAAATGCATTTAGTGGTGGATTAACTAGTGCAGCACAAAATAACTATTTGGCTACACTATTAAACCCCAATACTTATACTGGTGCTCAAGACATGACAGGTTTCCAAACACCTAACACACCAATTACTTACCCAGTAACAAACACAAGTGGAACTTTAGGTTCTGGAACTTATCCATAAGGAAAAGAAATGACCAGCACAGTAAACGCTAATTTTTCTGACGTAGCCTCTAAAGTCAACTCACCCCAACAAATGAGCCTTGGGGATATGGTTAATATGGCTCGTGCTGCACAAGCGTACCAACAAGCTCAATTAACTAATCCATTAGCGGTTAGAGAACAGTCTGCTCGCACAGAATTGGCAGAAAAAACACTTAAACCACAAATCAGCGCCAAAGAATCAGAAGCAAAAAGATTGGCACTAGAGGCTGATAAAACTGGTGTAGATGTTAAAAATCACTATGCAAATATAGCTCGTGGTGTATATGGTGGTCTTCTTACTGACCCTGACTTTCAATCTGGCAACAAAGAAAAGATGCTAGAAAAGTTAGAAAAGGCCAAAGGCTTTTTAGAAGATGTTGGAATTCCCACGCACGAATCTAAAATGCACGATCAATTGAAAGAAATGGTCAACAAAGACCCCAAGCAAGCCTTTCAAATGATTAAAAATGGCATCCAACAAGCTGGCACTAACGCAGAACAATTTTCTCAAGTCAATGCGCCTGCAAATTATGTCAACACAGGACAAATGCAAGTGCCTATTTACCAATCACCATATCAAGGTGGTGGCCCTGGACAAACACCTGCAATTCAAAACGTATTGCCTCCCACAACGCCTATTGTCAATCCTCAAGGCACGCCTGGGTATCTTGGCCCACAAAACCAACAACAGTTTGTACAAAGTGGACTAGCCCCAGGTCAAGCGCAAAACATAGAAAAGAACGTCAATCTTGCTGCAGGCGATTGGAGTCAAACTTATCAAGACGCACAACAAGCACAAAATAGAATTGGTTTGTTGCAAAACATTAAAGACTTGGCTGGTAAAGCATTTACTGGCGTTGGTGGTCAACGTAAAGAGTTTATTGCAGGTTTGGCTAACGCTATTGGAATTCCAGCTTTTGAAGTTGAAAAAGCCAATACAGACGTTCTAGCAAAGAACAGTAATTTGTTAGCCCTTGCTGGTGGTAACACAGACTTGGCTAGACAGATTGCTGAAGCTGCTAATCCTAACAAAAAGATGAACTACGATGCCATCAAAGAAGCATCAAATCAATTGATAGCAACAGAAAAATTAAAAGCTAAAAAAGCTGAAATACTTGCGCCATTCAAAGACAATCCATCATTGTTCCAACAAAAAGCACTTGAGTTTTCTAAGGTTGCTGATCCACGTTTGTTGCAAGAAATGACGCCTGAACAAGTAAAATCTTTGAAACAGTCAATGAGTGCTGCTGAACGAATCGAGTTTAATAACAAGATTAAAGAAGCTAAAAGATTAGGATTGATACCATAATGGCTACACTTGCTGATCTATGGGGTACTGACGAAGGTTTGAAGGACGATCTTAATGAGCGTCTAAATCAAGCCAAAGATGCTTATCGCAAACAATTTGGTAAAGAATTGCCTGTTACAAGTGGTTTTAGAACTACTGAACAACAGGCTGCTTTGGCATCTAAGCCCAATAAATACCCTGTAGCTAGGCCTGGCACATCTGCCCATGAGACAGGTGATGCGATTGACATTGATCCTAATGTTCCTGAATCATTCTTGAATCGATTTGGGTTGCATAGACCTGTTAAAAATGACCCAGTTCACGTTCAAGTCATGCCTAGTTCTAAAGGCACACAGACTTTGGCTAATTTGTGGGAATCTACGCCAGTTGATGAAGAAATCAAACCACAAACCAAATCAGTTATTCAGCAAGTACAAGAAAAATTCCAACCCAAATTTGCTACACCTACAGGACTTGGTGAGGCAGCATTAGGAGTTGCTAGTGGACTCATTGCGCCTGTGGTTGGTTCTATTGCTGGTATAGGTGGTGCGTTGACATCAGGTAAGTTTGGTACGCAAGAAGGCGTGCAAGCAGGTGAGAAACTTGGTGGCAAAGTACAAGAGGCTTTGACTTACCAACCTAAGACAGAAGAGGCTCAAGGTTATCTTGAGTCATTGAACAAGGCTTTGGAAGCAGCGCATTTGCCATCTATCATGCCTGAAGCAATACATTTAGCGCCAAGTGTGACTAAAGAAGGCCCTTTGCCTAAAGCTAATTTGCAAGAACAATTTACTGCCAAAGGTGGATTGCAAAATGCGGGCGCAGCGGCAACAACTAAAAAAGCTATTTTAGATGCAGCAATTGCTCAAGCATCACCTGCTTTAAAAGAAGAATTAAAAACAGTTGATCCTAACAAATTCAATCCAGAGGCGCTTAATCGTCATCTAGAGGCAGATTCATTGCCTGTGCCTATCACTTTAACTGAAGGCCAAGCATTACAAGACCCCAGTTTGATTTCCAAAGAGCGAAATGAACGTGGTGTGAAAGAGCAATTTGTTGAGCGTTTGAATCAACAAAACAAAGATTTGATGGCTAACGCACAAGCAATTAAAGAGCGAGCTTCTCCAAATGTATTTACAACTGACTACGTTGATGACGCAGGCAATTTAATTGACATTGGAAAGAAAATTAAAGCTGAAAACGTAGCTAAAACTCAACAAGCATACAAAGACCTTGAGGCTCAAGCGGGTGGCAAGTTCCCAATTGATGCTCAGTTGTTTGGCAAAAATGCTATGGGTCAATTGATGGCTCGTGAAGACATTGATTTTTTACCCAGCACAATTGGTAAGTTGGTAAAAGAATATGCGTCTGGTGACAAGCAAATGACGTTTGATGGTTTTGAAAACCTAAGAACTAAGATTGCCAATGAGACTAGAAAAGCACAAGCATCTAATGATGGAAACGCAGTTCATGCCCTAAGTTTAGTTAGGCAAGAACTAGAAAACTTGCCCATGACAGAGGCCACGGCTGAAGTTAAGCATTTTGCAGACATAGCTAGGTCTACTGCAAAAGCAGATTTTGACCTTGAGCGTAATAATGATTTTTATAACAAAATTGTTAATGACAAAGCTGATACCAAAGATGCTATTCAATCATTTGTAATCAGGTCAAAGAATTCTGATTTTAATAACACATTGAATTTATTGTCTCAAGACCCACAAGCGTTAGAGCATTTGCGTTCAGGAACTTTAGATTTTATCATTCGTGATTCAACAGATGCGAGTGGTAATTTCTCAGTAGCTAAGTTCAACAAAGTTATTGATAAATTAGATGTTGACAAAAAATTGCAACCTTTGTTTGGTGAAGAAGCAAACACTCTTAGAAATCTAGTGAAAACTGGTCGCTACATTGAGGCACGACCCAAGGGTGCTTTTGTTAATGAATCCAACACTATTGTTCAAGGTCTTAAATCTTTGGCTGCAAGTGGCCTTGAAAAGACTGCAAACGTTGGTTTGGGTGCAGGCGTTATCCCTGTTGGAACATTGACTCGTGAAGCATTGGAAAAGAGAAGTGCAACCAAAGCTGCAAAACAATCATTAAAGCCTGGTGCTGGAATTAAACTTAAGGACATTGGAAAATGAGCGTCAATCTTTCCCCTATTTTTAACGCAGTAGCTCAAACCACGACTACTGGATTGCCTCTTAATGGTGGCCTGCTTTATACATATCAAGCAGGATCAAGCACACCATTGACAACCTATTCTGATAACTTGGGTACGATTGCTAACACCAATCCTATTACCCTTGGTACTGATGGCAGACCACAGACTGAGATTTGGTTGCAATCTGCTTACAACTACAAGTTTTTGTTGACTGATGCGTTGGGCAATCAAATTGGTACATACGATAACATTTCAGGCTTGTCTAGCTATTATGGCCCATCAACTGCAGTTACATCTGTAACAGGCACAAGCCCAATCACAGTTACTTCAGGAACAACACCTAACGTATCTTTGACTGGTGTCATTGGTCGTACAAGTGGTGGTACAGGAGTTTCTAGCCCTCCTGTGTTCTTTATCCATCAATCAACAGCTCAGTCTTTTAATACTGCTACAACTTATGTAATCACATACGATACAGTTGACTTTGATAGCAATAGTTATTGGAATAGCTCAACTCATGCTTATGTGCCACAGATCGCTGGGTACTACCAAGTTAACGTTTCATGTTCATTTGCGTCTACAACAACAGGTTACCAATGTGGTGTGGGTGTAGCAGTCAACAATACTTTGAAAGACTATAACGTTGCAGCATCATCTGCAGTTGGTACTTCAGGCACAGATGGTACAACGCCTGTTTGCTCAACCATCGTTTATTGCAATGGAACGACTGATTACATTACTGCTATTGCTGCACAATCTTCAGGTAGTACATTGTCAAGCGTTACTGGTTCAAGTAATGCCACAACCATGTCTATTGCATTTTTGAGGGGTGCGTGATGGATATTGATCTCGTTCAATATGGTCAAATTATTTCCAAAGTCGACACTCTTGAAAAAGAAGTTGGCGAGATGAAAGCAGATTTGAAAGTTTTGCTTGAGTTGGCTAACAAATCTAAAGGTGGATTTTGGGTGGGAATGACAATAGCGTCAATGATTGGTGGCGTGATCCATTTTTTTGCTGAACGCTTTGTAAGATGATTGATCCAATCTCAGCTTTTGCGATGGCTCAAGCTGCGATTAGCGGTGTAAAGAAGTGCGTTGAGCTTTATAAAGAGGCCAAAGAAGTTGGCGCTGATGTGGTTGAGATTACCGCAGAGGTGACAGGCCACATAGGTTCCTTTATGGAACATAGCGAGACGATGGCTAAAGCGGTTGAGGAATCTAAGAAATCTCCTCCTGCTCGTGGTGAGAGTTTGAACAAGCGTGCTTTTGACAACATAATGAAGTTGCGTCAACTGCAAGAGGCAGAAAAAGAGTTAAGAGAGTTCCTGATCTACCAAACACCAGGTTGGGGCGCTATTTGGACAGAGTTTGAAGCGGAGAGAGCGAGGCTCAGAAAGGAGCAAGAATCCGCAGAGCGTGAGGCAAAAAAGCCGCAATGGACGCTTTACGAAAGCGCCAAGAACTCATTGATAAATACAAGGTCAGAGTGGTCGTTAGCATCGGTATTTTGTGCCTTGTCTTGGAATTCGTTGGGTTGATGTACTGGGTACGTCAAGATTACTTAAAAACTAAATATCATTTGGAGAGCGTATGAGTTGGATTGAACAAATTGCCCCCACAATCGCTACTGCTTTGGGTGGCCCTTTAGCTGGTTTAGCCGTTGATGCGGTGTCTAAGGCGATTGGTGTAGACCCTAAAGACGTACAAGACACGATCAATTCTGGTAAGTTATCTGCTGAACAAATAGTCTCTATCCAACAGGCTGAATTGACTTTAAAGACCAAAGCTCAAGAAATGGGCTTGGATTTTGAGCAATTGGCAGTTACTGATCGTAAATCTGCAAGGGATATGCAGATGTCAGTTAAGTCATGGATTCCCCCTATATTAGCCATTGGGATAACAATTGGGTTTTTTGGTATTATGTATGGCATGATGTCTGGTCACTTTCAGTCATCTGAGGCACTTATGATGCTTATAGGTTCTCTTGGTACTGCTTGGACAGGAGTTATAAGTTTCTATTTTGGTTCTTCTGCATCTAGCCAAGCCAAAGATCAGTTACTTCATCAATCAACACCTGTAGCAAAATGAGTACACTAACCACACACTTCACTTTAGAAGAATTAACTTTTACTGACCATCGTGAACTTGACAACACTCCAAATGAAACTGAGAAAGCTAATCTCATGCGATTGGCAGTCTTTTTGGAAGATGTCAAGACACTACTTGGCGGTGCTCCAATTATGGTTAACTCAGCGTTTAGGTCTAAAGCAGTTAATGACTCTGTTGGAAGTAAAGATACTTCTCAGCATAGGGTTGGTTGTGCTGCTGACATCCGTGTACCTGGCCTCACTCCTGACCAAGTAGTACAGAAAATCATAGCCTCCGACCTTGGATATGACCAAGTGATTAGAGAATTTGATCGTTGGACTCACATTTCTGTGCCTAACAATGCCTATGATAAGCCTCGCAAAATGGCGCTTATTATTGACAAACAAGGCACGAGGAAGTACAGTTGAGACTCAGTTGCCAAACTTTTAAGGGGAATTTTTTCCCCTTTTTTTTGCCTTAAAACTGTCACACACAAAAGTGACAATTAGTTATGCAAATCAAAATCATAGATGCAACTGTTATAGAGAACTATGATCTTTTGAATGATCTTCAAAAAGAGTGTTTGCCCCATGATGATTTATATAACGTATTAGATGGATGGTGGTGGATAGCTTATGACAACGATCAGCCTATTGGATTTAGTGGTCTTGTTCGCTCTAAACGTTGGAGCGATACTGGTTATTTTTGCCGCGCGGGTGTTGTTAAGCGATATCGAGGCAAAGGAATACAAAAAGACCTTATCAGAGTTAGAGAACGCAAGGCTAGGAAGCTAGGCTTCAATTGGATCATCACAGATACGACTGATAATCCTCCATCGTCTAATTCTCTTATTTCATGCGGTTACAAACTATTCAACCCCTCTATTCCTTGGGGGGGACGTAGAACTCTTTATTGGAGAAAAAGACTGTGAAATACTATTCTGACGAAGAATTTATCATGTTGTTTCAGTTGTACAAAAGCCCTAGCGTAATGGCTTCTGAGCTTGGTATGTCTGAAAGGGCTATATACGCTCGTAGAAACGCTCTAGAAGGCAGATATGAGATTCAATTAGAAACCGTAGAGGCTAAGAATAGGGTTGAGCCAAAGCCTCCTAGACTTGATTTAGGCATATTGAACGGCACAGTCATCGTTTTCTCTGACGCACACTTTTGGCCTGGCATCCGTACAACTGCCTACGATGGATTGATTTGGGCCATCAAGAACGTGGAAAACGTCAAGGCAGTCATCAACAATGGTGACGCATTTGATGGCGCATCTATTAGTCGTTTTCCTAGAATTGGGTGGGATAAAACACCATCTTTGATTGACGAGGTCAAAACGTGCGAGATAGCTCTTGGTGAAATAGAAGATGAAGCCAAAAAAGTTAACAAAAATGTTAAGTTGATGTGGCCTTTAGGCAACCATGACGCTAGATTTGAGAATAAATTAGCTGCTAATGCTCCACAGTATGAACACATTAAAGGGTTTAGCTTAAAAGACCACTTCCCTGCTTGGCATCCATGTTGGTCAGTTTGGCTAAATGAAACCGTAATCGTGAAACATCGTTGGAAAGGTGGCACACACGCTACCCATGCCAATACCCTTAATTCTGGTGTTTCTATGGTCACAGGGCATCTACATAGCCTCAAAGTAACCCCATACGATGACTATAACGGCACACGATACGGTGTGGATACAGGGACGTTAGCAGAGCCTACAGGCCCACAGTTTGAGAATTATCTAGAGCACGCACCGACCAATTGGAGGTCGGGTTTTGCTATACTTACGTTTCACAAAGGTGTATTATTGTGGCCTGAAGTGGTAAAAGTGTACGATAAAGACCACATCGAGTTCAGAGGACAAGTTATAAAGGTCTAACATGACAAACTTTAAGATTACCCAAACTAAAAATAAACCCACTAAGGGTGAAGTTTACGAAGTTATTCGTGAGCACAAAAAGGAACGTGAAAAAATCATGGCGCTTGAAAAAGAATTGCGTGCCCATGAGAAGACAGACATGACTCACGCACATCCAATGCACTCACCTAGTGCAACAGTTCACGGTCAAACCAAAGCCCCATTACCTAACATGAGAAAGTAATCGGTCAATCGTAACGTTTAGGGCATTCAATTCTTCCATTTTTTGGATAGCCCACATACGTTTTTGACCATGCCAACCCATGATTGGACCTTGGTGGCAGTCTTTACATAACGCAACACAGGTATAGGTCAAGCCTTGTTTTATATGGTGGGCATCTGATGGGCCACTTGCATCACAGACCGAGCAAGGTAGCTCTTTAACCCTACCCAAGTGCTCACGTTCACGTTTGGTGAGCTTGCTATTCATGGGAACGGATTCCAAGCCTCTCAGAAGCCTCTCTGGTGCGAAATATATCAATGGACAACCTAGAGGCCTCAAGTTCGTATTTAAGCGTTTCCTCGACCTTTACAGCGTCTACAAGCTCGTTTATGGTTTGAGCGTACAACTCACTAGCGTAAGCCTCACGTTCTTGGGCAGAAACTTGGGTGTAGCCATTTTCCAACGCATCACGCATCGCATGGGCTTTAATTGTTTTTAGTTTCATCTCAGCGCCAATCCGTCTAGATTTAGCACTTGCGTACACACTAGCGTTTAGGGCTATAAATTCTGCGTGTTTTTCAGGGTTCATAGCGCATCCACAAGTTTAAGCACCCTAATGGCCGACTCAATGTCGGTCACAATAGCCAAAGTGCCACCAGGCCATTTGCCGTGAAATGTGATTTGGTCTTCAGTAAGGTGATTTTTTCCATGTTTCACCTCCATCAAGATCGTGTTTCTCTTATAGCCAACAAGCAGATCAGGAACACCTTTACCCACAGTTGCTAGGGAAACCACAAAAGCACCGTGATCTCTCAGAGCTTTAACGATCTCAACGTGATTCTGATCCACTCTTGCTGCTCTCATTTTCTAGTTCCTTAATTCTCGCTGCAATGGCTTTACCTAACCCTGTAAACAAACCTGTTGGGTCTTTCTCCATGATCCCAACTTGGTATCGTGCATGGTCAATCCATCCTGGCATCATGGCTAGACGTGCGTAATGGTCAATAAATTGCTCAATTTTAAACATCATTCTGAGAGTATATTCCATGCAACTGCTGCCACTCTAGGAACTTGTCCATTGCCAATGGCTTTAAGTCTGTCCACTCTAGAGGCCATCCCATTAACCACTCGACCCACGTTGGGTTCAACCGGCCATCCGTAGTTGGCTCTAAGCTCATCACCACTTCTCCAAGATTGCTTTTCCAATGTTGGTTGGTCGAGTCTAGATGTCTGCTGATTGCGTGTCTTGAATCCTGGCAAACTGGTGTGGGCCACTTCTTTTGCGACAATCCAAATTCTATCTCTCTGATGTGGCGCTCCAATGTCACCTGCTCCCAACACTCCCCATCTCGCATTAAACCCCATTGAGGCCAAGTCTCCAAGAACTCGTCCAAGTCCCCTAGAAGTGAGCATTGGTGAGTTTTCCACAAAGACGTGCTTTGGTCGTACCTCGTGAATGATGCGAGCCATTTGTCCCCACATTCCTGATCGTTCTCCATCAATTCCTGCGCCTTTTCCTGCTGCTGAGATGTCTTGGCATGGAAATCCTCCCGAAACAACGTCAACAATTCCTCTCCACGGTCTTCCGTCAAAGGTTTGTACGTCATCCCAAATCGGGAAAGGCGGGAGAAGGCCGTCATTTTGTCGGGCGCACAGTACGCTTGCTGGGTATTGTTCCCACTCAACGGCACAGACTGTTCTCCATCCGAGCAAATGTCCCCCAAGTATTCCTCCACCAGCGCCTGCGAAAAGAGCCAACTCATTCATGATTCTCCTTTTCGTACCAATTGCTCACAACTTTGGTTGTTGAATTTTGTGTTTTAGGCCCCCATTGATGAAACGAGCATTTTGGTGACCCCATGTTGACAGACCATCTGTTGTTACAACCGTTTACAGAACACATCAAACGGTGTGTTTCATCAGGTGTTTCACGCATTATTTCAGGTTTAGCAAAGCTCATTTGTTGTATTTCCCATCAATGATTTTTTGAAAATTGGTTGCATTTACGATCCATTCCAAGTCTGGCCTCCACGTTCGGTCTTTCGTTTCAAACCCTTTGGCTAAGGTTGTATCGTTGGCAATGTAACCAAAAAACGAATCCCACCAGGATAGCCCATCCTCGACAGTACCATAGCCTTTAGGCGAATAGTTTGAGGGTTTACTCGCTTGAATCCATCTCTGCCGAAGTGCTGCCTGTCGATTACCCTCCCAACTCCTAGGTTGCGTTAAGTGGGGCAAATGCTTACTCCAAAGTTTTAAAATCTCTTGTTGAGGGCAAGTCAGAACCCTCGGTTCGGACAAAGAACCTTTAGGTTCTTTAATAATTGGTTCTTGGTTTATGGTTAATGGTTTATGGTTGTTGGTTGGTTGAACGTCCGTTGAACTTCCGTTTAACCTGCGTTGAGCAGACGCTTTACCAGCCTTAGACGCTTGGTCAATTTTTGATTGGTAATGGCTTATTTCTTTCAGCGCACGTTCGTTAATCCAACCATCGTCCGTTAATGTAAAAAACTCATAAAGTACAGTTTTAATTTCTTCTTCATACTCTTTCATCCTTATCAGACGTGCAAGAGCCGTTAAACAATCGTCTAACGGACGTTCAGAAAGATAGTATTGTTCAAGTAGCCGTCTGTAGGCTAAATCTTCAATGATGGACAAGTGACCAGTATGACTGGCATAGTCTTTAATATTAAAGGGGAAATAGTGCATATAAACCTTACTTCATAGGTTGACTTCACGGAAAAGAAACTTTGGCAGGACGGTGAAGAATCGTCTTTTCGGGAGCTACCCTAGCCAGGTTTCAAAACATTATACCTTTTTACGTTGCATACGAATCACAATTGTCTTTACACGATCTCTGTCGCACAAATCCAACTTTTTCATTTTTAATTGATATTTCACGTTGCAATCATCGCAAGGTGAGACAACTTCACGAGCCAAACGAGCTAGTTCTACCCAACTCCTGTAGTGATCGTAATTGGGAAAGCATTTTGGGTAATCCATTTTTCCATCATAAAGTGTTGTAAATTTATTTAATATTAGGGTAATCCCTAATACAAATATGTTGACAATGATTTAACATTCACTTGCGTTAACAAAAAGGAGAACGCAATGTCAAGGACTGAAGCCAATCAGATTTTGAGTAATTGGAAGCATGGGATGATTTATCCTTTGTACATAATTAACCAAGCTCTAATGACTACAGGTGACCTATGACAGAAGTTGAAAGCCTCCAGTTTGAGTTGAAGAATATTCAGGAATTACTTTTTGAATATGCGATGGAACTTAACCGAAAACAAGCTATCATTAACAGACTGACCAAAGCGCCTTTATCTGACGAACGTTTATACTCTTTGTACAGACATTCAATGGATTGGAGAAAGTTTGCTAGGGATGTTGAGAGAGAGCATGGTATCGGTGAACCAGAGCTAGAGGAAGACAGTTACTACGATTAACGCCCGCAAGGGACTTTTAAGGAAACATTATGATTGACACAGGCAAAGTCGTGATCGGTAAATTTTACGAGCCACGCAAACCACACACCATCACCGCAGAAGAAGAACTCATCAAGTTCATATTAACCGCTAAGACAAAACCATTGTCTGAGGTTGTTCTTCCCTACATCTACGCAACCGCACTATTCGTTTTAGTTCTAGATTTATTCTTCTGGAGATAACATGAACGCTGAATACTGTATTGCCAATGCCAAGCAATTGGCAGAGATGTACTACGCACTAGAAGACACAGACTATTCAAGACGAATGGGCTATATCTACCGCATTGGTATGCTTGAGAGCTACCTAAGAACTGCGTTTCAAGAAATAGAAATCCTCAAAGACACATTGTCTGATCTAGAGCAACTAATGAAGGTGACTGAATGAAGAACATAGCAACGGCCTTGGTAAAGGCACAAAAAGAGTTTGGCCCTGCGCTAAAGACATCTACCAATCCGCACTTTAAATCACGCTATGCTGACTTGTCTGCGTGTATTGAGGCGGTGATTGATGGTCTGAATAACAACGGTATTTTCTTGACTCAGAAACTGATGTCAAACGATGCTGGAGTTAATGTACAGACCGTATTGCTCCATGAGAGTGGTGAGATGCTTGAATGTGGAGATATATTTATCCCTGCCAACAAACACGATGCCCAAGGGTTTGGGTCTGCCCTGACCTATGCAAGACGCTATTCGCTAATGTCTGCTTGTGGCATAGCTCCTGAAGACGATGACGGCAACGCTGCGGTGCGTAAGACTACGGTGAACGAGAATGTAATGATAGATCACATTACCAACATCAAGAGTGTTAGCAACGTGAACGATTTACAGATTGCGTACAAGGACGCTTACCAAGCAGCTCAAGGTGACGCAGTATGGCAAAAAAAGATTATTGCAACCAAAGATGAAATGAAAGCGAAGTTCAAATGAAAGCATTTCCACACACTTATGACCAAATTATTGATGGTCATGTTGCTACTTGTACCAATTATGGAATGGATTTGAGAGATTGGTTTGCTGGTCTTGCTATGCAGTCAATGAATAGCCGTCCTGATTATGAAGATGTGCCAGCAAGTGTTATTGCATTAGATTCATACACATTGGCAGATGAAATGATGAAAGCGAGAGAAAAATGATTGACGAAGATGTTGTACACGAGTACAGGATGCTAGAACAAGCACAGAGAAACTACAGATATTTGTTAAACAGAGCACCACATTGTCGTGACCCAGAGCACCCTGGTTGCGAGCGATGTGAAGAAACGGAGGAATGGGATGAGATTATTTAATGTTGACTTGAATAAGAACGGTGAATTGTGGGTCAAACCTACGGATGAATTCAATACGTTTGAATCTGAGGAAAAGAGAGAGTTTTACAAATTGTTGAAAGAAATGATGTCGCAGTATTACTACGATGAATTGGCAGCAGATATATTAAAGGACAGAAAATGAGAATTAACGTAAACAAACCTGAGTTGATAAAAATGATTGTGTCTTACATGGAAATGGTTCACCAGTTTGAGCCTGATGACTTTGCACACATTGTTTTTTACGATGAGAAGATGGACAAGCTCGATATTGACTATGTTGGGATTAGCTATGTATCAGATGACTCAAAGCGAACTGATATTTGATGGCGCTGACTACGATCACGAGCGTGATAGTCAAAGGCTAACAGGTCAACTATTGCGAGTGAAAGAAGCTATCAACGATGGGAGATGGTATACGCTTAAACAGTTAAGCGAGATTACTGGTGACCCTGAAGCAAGTGTAAGTGCTCAGTTGAGGAATCTTAGGAAACCTAGATTTGGGGCTTACACGATCAACAAACGATATATTAAAGCGGGTTTGTACGAATACGCTTTACAAAAGGATTATTGATGACTAAAGAAGAAATCATAGAAATGGCTAAACAAGCAAAGTTACCTCACGACTATGTTGGTGGTGGGTTAATGTGGCTAGATAAATTAGAACATTTTGCCAAACTGGTAGCAAAAAAAGCACTAGAAACAAAAGAAGGATTATTAGACAGAAAATCTTATTTGCTTGGTTTGTACGATCAAAAATCTAGGTTAGGACTAGAAACAAAAGATGAGCCTGTGGCGTGGGAACAGTTCCACGAACACATGGCGGGGCCAAATTATGTTGCACCACAGCGCACATGGGTAGGACTGACGGATGAGGAGATTGCGGAAGTCGAGGATGAATACATTATTGACTATCGCATTCCTGCGGGGTCTGCATGGAATTTTGCCAAAGACATTGAAGCCAAATTAAAGGAAAAAAATGAGTGATGTAGAACAAAGAACGGAGGCATGGCATTTACAACGTTTAGGCAAAGTTACGGCCTCAAGGGTTGCAGATGTCATAGCCAAGACCAAATCAGGGTACTCAGCAAGTCGTGAGAACTATATGGCACAGTTGGTGGTTGAAAGACTCACTAATAAGCCAAGCGAGGGGTTTACCAACGCTGCGATGCAATGGGGTACTGAGACAGAACCACTTGCTAGAGCTGCATATGAGCTTCACAAGGGCATTTTGGTTGAGGAGGTAGGGTTTATTGACCATCCAACGATTGAGATGTCTGGGGCTTCTCCTGACGGCTTTGCAGGGGATGGATTGATAGAGATTAAGTGTCCTAACTCAGCTACCCACATTGACACATTGGTCAAGAACAAGATTCCTGACAAATATGTGCCTCAAATGGTGTGGCAGATGTTGTGTACAGGTCGGACTTGGTGTGATTTTGTGAGTTTTGATCCGAGGATGCCTGAAGATTTGCAGCTTTACATCCAAAGATTGAACTTAGAGCAACTTTATGCCAAGTCATTGGAAGAAGAAATCAGACAGTTTTTGTTAGAAGTTAGTGAAAAAGTAAACATTTTAAGGAGTTTAAATGTCAAGAACGCAATATGAAGTGACCGCAATTGTTGGGTCTTATACCAATTCAAACGGTGAGAAAAAGAACAGATACCAAAGAATTGGGTCGGTCATTGACACCAAGAATGGATTGATGTTAAAACTAGACCTTATGCCTTTGACTGATGAGCATTGGAATGGTTGGGCATATTTAAACGTACCCAAGCCAAAAGAGCAGTTTGAGGATAGTAGTATTCCATTTTGATTTGTGATATAGTAAAAGTGCTACAAGAGTAGTGTTTTTTGCAAAGAAACAAAGGAATTAAAAATGGGTTATCCAAAAATGGAAAAAATGCCTAAGGGCGTTATGTCATCAGATATGACTGGTGATAAAAAGGTTAGCGTTCCCAAAATGGACAAAGAGAAGTTTGTGCCTGGCGCATCTGGTGAGAAGATTCCTAAGGGAGCTTTGAGCAGCGACACAAGTGGTGAGCGTAAGATGCCCATCGAAGGTGGAGTTGGCATGGGTAAAGCAGACGGTATTGGTATGCGTGAAGCATCACACATGGGCCATCACGATGGACGCATGGGTGAGATGAAGGGTAAGGTTTCAGAAGAATCTTGCTACGATCACAAGCGTTACGATCACGTTCAAGATATGTAAAAAGCGAAACCCCTAGAAGATTGCAGTCTTTTAGGGGCTTCTAGCCAACACAAAAGGAGTTGTGATGGATAGTCATTGTAAGTCATGTCGTTATTTCTTGGGTAAAGATACACTAGGGCAATGTCGTAGGTATCCTGTTTACCAAAACAGACATGAGAACGAATGGTGTGGAGAATTCGAGAATAGAAAATATTCCGATGAACCCACGCCTATTCCTACTTTTGAGAGCATGGCAAGGGAACTAACAAGTTTAACGATCTACCAAGAGCCAAAGAAACGTGGGAGGCCAACAAAAAATGCTTAAACCTTTACGAGATCGAGTGGTTGTGAAGCCGTTGGTCAGAAACATATCTGACATAATCTATGTTGATAATAAAGAACCCTTTAATGAAGGTACTATTGTTGCTATTGGGCCATTGGTCGATCAGGCAATGGTTGGTGACTTTATTAAGTATGGGAACGGTGATTATCTTAACTGGCCTGTTCAGAGGATAGACGGTCAAGACTATCAAATTATTCAAGAAGCAGATATATGCGCCATTCTAGAGGAGTGATTATGTTTGAGACTACAGACAGAGAATTCAGATACGAAGTTGCACGTTACGCTATTGACCAAGTCGGTCCTGAAACAACAGATTGGATAGAGTTGGCTGACTTGCTTGTAGCTTTTGCTGAAGACGAGATTGAGTGGGAAGAAGATGACGAGGACGAAGAAGTTGCCTAAATGAAAAAGCACGATAAACCAATCGAGCACAAAACCGTAGGGAAGGGTAAAACCTACAACCCTACGGACAAAGGCGCTGGTATGACTGCCAAAGGAAGGGCAGAGTACAACGCTAAGAATGGCTCAAACTTGAAAGCACCTGCCCCAAACCCCAAGACCGAAAGCGATAAAGCTAGGAAAAAGTCTTTTTGTGCTAGAATGGCTCCTATTGCAGAAAAAACTGAAAAGGGTAGCCGTGCTAGAGCATCAATGCGAAACTGGAATTGTTGAAATTTGGGTTGATATTGCCGATTTTGAAGGTAAATATCAAGTGAGCAATCTTGGTAGAGTTAAATCTTTGGCTCGTACCAGGAAAGGGAAAAACAATTGTTTAGTGCCAATAGTTGAAAAAATAATGAAGCTGCACATTAAACAAGACAACGGAAGGCAAAGACCGTATGCAACAGTATGTTTACGAAATGGAAACATTAGAACAATACATGGTAAACAAAAACTTGTTCATCGTTTAGTTGCCCACGCATTTATTAAAGAATTGGAAGATGGAGAGCAAGTCGATCACATCAATGGTATTCATAATGACAATCGAGTTGAAAATTTGAGAGTTATGAAAACAATTGAACATTCTAGAATCCATCCAATAGTTTTAAATCCATTGCCTCGTGATTCTAAAAACGGACAATTTTTACAAAGGAACTGTTAAATGCCACTCATTAAAGGTAAGTCTGAGAAGACTCAAAAGAAAAACATCGAAACTGAAGTGAAGGCTGGTAAGCCAGTTAAGCAAGCAGTTGCCATCAGTTACGCAATTAAGCGTGAAGCAGAAAAGAAAACAATGAAAGGTAAGAAATAATGTTTAATTTTACACACACAACCCAAGAATTGAATTTGGTTATTCAATCTATGGAACATAAGATTCGTGATATGCAAGAGTTATTGGGCAAGATGATTGCCCAAGCACAAGCTCAAGCCCCCAAGCCTGAAGTTCAAGAAGCACCAAAGGCTGAATGATGCCAGGAGGACGCCCAACCGATTACGATGAGTCATTCTGCGATAAAGTCGTGGAGTTGGGCGCTATGGGTAAGTCTGTAGAGCAAATAGCCAAAGAATTAGGCTTTGCTATTAGAACTTTATACTTATGGAGAGATACTTATCCACAGTTTATGCAAGCCTTAAACACAGCTAAGGAATTAGAGCAAGCATGGTGGGAAGATCAAGCTCAAGCGTATATGTTAGAGCACAAAGATGGGCCAAAACTGAACGCAACATTGTGGTCTAGGTCGATGGCTGCTAGGTTTCCTAAGAAGTATAGAGATAACTCTAAGATTGAGTTGACTGGTGAAGGTGGAGCGCCATTGATTCCACACATACAAGTTAGTTTTGTAAAGCCCAATGAATGAAATTCAAGAGGCGATAAGTAGGGCAGAGTTTCCCCAAAAACTCCAATGTTTATTTGTTCCTGAGAAAGCTCGCTATCGCACGATCTATGGCGGTCGTGGGGGTGGCAAATCTCACTCGGTCGCAAAAGCGCTATTGGTCAAGGGAGCAATGGCAACCTTACGCATCTTGTGTGCTCGTGAGTTCCAAACGTCTATTAGGGATTCTGTACACAAACTACTGTGCGACCAAATTGACTTATTGGGTTTGTCAACGTTTTACGAAATAACCCAAAATTCTATACGAGGTAAAAATGGTACAGAGTTCGCCTTTGTTGGGTTGAAGAATAACATTGCTAACGTAAAATCATTTGAAGGAATAGACATTTGTTGGGTGGAGGAGGCCCAAACGGTTTCAAGAATGTCATGGAACGTATTGATTCCAACGATCCGAAAAGAGGATTCTGAAATATGGATCACGTTTAACCCAGAGTTAGAAACGGACGAAACCTATCAACGTTTTATTGTCAATGCGCCTGAAAATTCCGTAGTTGCCAAGGTCAATTGGTCTGACAATCCTTGGTTTCCTGAAACGCTACGACTTGAGAAAGACGCATTAAGAGCTAGAGACCCAGAGGCCTATAACACGGTTTGGGAGGGTCTATGTAGGCAAACGGTAGATGGCGCTATCTTTGCCAAAGAAATCCAATTTGCAGAGCTAGATGGGCGCATCACTAGAGTGCCTTATGACGCTACAAAGCCTGTACACGCCATTTTTGACCTTGGGTGGAGCGATGCTACTGCTATTTGGTTCATGCAGTTTGTAGGCATGGAAAATAGGCTTATAAGGTACTTTGAGACCAACCAAGAAACCATGTCTAGCATCCTCAACAAGATGCAAGGATTTGGGTATATTTACGATACTTTGTGGTTGCCCCATGACGCAGAGAACAAAACTTTGGCTGGAAATGGTCGCAGTATTGAAGAAATTGTACGAAATTTAGGTTATAAGACTAGAATAGTGCCTAAAGTACCAATTGTGGATTCCATTAACGCTGCGAGAACCATTTTCAGTAACTGTTACTTTGATCGTGAGAACTGCCATCAAGGGCTAGAAGCTCTGAGGCATTATCGCTATGAAGTAGACCCTGATACTGGGATGTTCTCTAAGACGCCTTTACATGACAATTACAGTCATGGTGCTGATGCCTTTAGGTACATTGGGTTAATGATTAGCGAACCTAAAAAAGTCGTTAAGAAAGCGCCTGTAAATATTCAATCTTCTTGGATGGGTTAAACATGGTAGATGATCTTGAATCTAGCGACTTAATAGCAGACGCACAAGCCTTTTTGCACTTATGTGTAGAGGCAGATATGATGAACCGTACTGAGGCGCTAGAAGACCTTAGATTTAGCGCTGGTGACCAATGGCCTGTTGAAATTCAAAACTCACGCACTTTAGAGTCACGCCCATGCCTAACTATTAACAAGATAGACGCATATTGTCGACAGGTTACTAACAACATACGCCAACAACGCCCACGCATCAAGGTTCATGGTGTAAACAATGAATCTGATGAGAAGATGGCAGACATCTTGACAGGCATTTGTAGGCACATCGAGGTCAACTCAGACGCAGACCAAGCCTATGATAACGCTGCAGACTACGCAGTTCGCATGGGTTGGGGCTTTATTAGGGTCAATACAGACTATGTGAGAGAGGATTCTTTTGACCAAGAAATCTTCATCAAGTCGATCATGAACCCATTTACGGTTTATTTTGATCCTAATTCCATATTGCCTGACGGTTCAGACGCAGAGAAAGTTCTAATTACTGAGGTTATTTCTAAGAAGCAATTTAAGGATATGTACCCTGACGCAGACGAGGGTGTTCAGTTCAACCAAAGGGGAGCTGGGGACACAAATGCAGAATGGGTGATGAAAGAAGATATTCGCATCGCAGAATACTTCTATACAGTACGCACAAAAACCAAGTTATTGCTTTTGGCAGATGGGTCAAAAATATACAAAGACTTGTATAAAGGTGACCCAAATTTAATCATTGACCAAAGGGACACGGTCAAAAAGGAAATCCGTTGGGCAAAGCTCACAGGGATGCAAATCTTAGAAGAAGGCGTGTGGGCAGGTCGTTATATCCCTATCGTTCCTGTTTACGGTCACCAATTGATTGTTGAGAACAAGCGCAAGAAGTTTGGTTTGGTGCGCCAGGCTAAAGACCCACAAAGGATGTACAACTTTTGGCAAACATCCATGACAGAATCTGTGGCTTTAGCGCCCAAGCCTAAGTGGTTGTTGGCGGAAGGTCAAGACGAGGGCCATGAGAACGAGTGGGCACAAGCAAACGTTAAATCTGCGCCTGTGCTCAGATATAAGCAAGTGGACATCGAGGGCAGACCAGCTCCTGTTCCTACTCGCATCCAACCTGAAGCGCCTCCTGCGGGCATTATGACTGCCTCTGCCCAAGTTTCTATGGACTTGCAAGCAGTTATTGGCATTGTTGATCCTAACCAACTGCCCCAAGGTAATATCTCAGGCAAGGCTTTAAACGGTCAACAACAACAAGTTGACCTATCTAATTACCACTTTTACGACAATTTAACTCGTTCTATTCGTCACATTGGCAAAATCATCTTAGATTTAGTGCCTAAGATTTACGACACAGAGCGTGTAATGCGTATCATTGGTGACGATGGTAAGCCTGACTTGGTGACCCTCAATACGCCTGGAACTGACGAGTTTGGCATCAATAAGATACTGAATGACGTAACAGTTGGTGAATATGATGTGGTGATGGACACAGGCCCAGGGTACAACTCCAAGCGTCAAGAGGCAGTTCAAGCCATGATGCCTTTGTTTAGCGCAGACCCACAACTCATGCAAGTCGCTGGTGACCTATTCATTCGCAATATGGACTTCCCAGGTGCTCAAGTCATCGCAGATCGTTTGGCAGTCAACAACCCCTTGGCTAACATTGACGATAAATCTGCGATTCCCCCACAAGTTCAGATGAAGTTGGCTCAGTCTCAACAACAAGCTCAAGCCATGCAACAACAAATTCAACAGTTGCAAATGGTCATTAAGCAACGTCAAGACATTGAGAGCGTCAAGCAAGAGGCAGAAACCAAGCGTGAACTCATGCGTCAGACTGCCAAAGCGCACAACACAGAATCTATGCTTGAAGCTCGTGTACACGATGTGAACATGAAAGCAGTCACTAGCCAAAACAAGACAGAAATTGAGTCTATTATGGAGCTTTTAGTTCATCACATGGATACATCTAGGCTTGAAAAAGAAATTGCTGCTCGAAATGCTGAACAATATAGGTATGCAAATGAGTCAGTGCAAGGTTTACAACCAGGAGTTCAATGATGCCAACAGTAACAAGCGAAAACAAAAAAGAATTTGATCGTGAAACAATGGAAAAACGTGGTCAATTAAAAGAAAAACGAAAGATTAGCCCATCTAATGATTTTTACAGTAAATATAAAGAAAAACTTAATCCACATAAAGATTATTTTGAATTTGTAAAGGTGAATGAACCCCATATTAAAGAACACGCAAGCGGGATTGCAAATCAAATTAAAACTTTTACTGGATTAAACGAAAAACAAAAAAATAAAAAATATAACGAAAGAATGGGTGACATGAGAAATCATGTAACTGAAGCATGGGATTACACAAAACCTAATGATTGACAAAATAAGCATTTCGTGTTAAAAACACAAAACCTTACCTATGAGGTTCATAGGGTAAATTCTTGAGGAAACTCATGTCTGATAAAGAAGCGAGCCAAGTGCTCACAAGTGAAAATTCTGGTGATTTTTACGCACAAAAGTTAGGTTTAGCTAACGAGACACCTGTAGAAGCTGCAGAACCTACAGAACCTCCAAAGAGTGAACCTGAAGCGTTAGAAGAACCAAAACCAACAGAAGAACCGAAGCCCAATAAACTTGAAAAGAGGTTTTCTGACATAACAAAGCAACGTGAGATGGCTCGTCAAGAAGCTGAACGAGAGCGTCAACGTGCTAGTGAGTTGGAAACTAGGTTAAGAGAACTTGAGGCCAAGATTTCGCCAAAGCCTAATCTTGATGAGGAGCCAAGGCCTGACCAGTTTCAGGACGCATTTGAGTATGCAAAGGCTCTAGCTGAGTTTTCAACCGAGAAAGCGTTAAAGCAACGTGACCAGCAAGAGGTAGAGAGAAGGCAAGCGGAGGAACGTGCCAAAACATTTGAGGCATGGAACAAACGCCAAGCAGAGATCAAAGCCGAGTTGCCTGATTACGATGACATGATTGCATCTAGCGAGGTTGTTGTGAGCGACCAAGTTAGAGATGCGATTTTCGAGAGTGATGTAGGCCCAAGAATCCTATACCACTTAGCAGAAAATCCTGAAATAGCTGAAAAGCTAGGCAAGATGTCAACGCTAGGCGCTTTACGAGAGATTGGGAAGTTAGAGGCAAGGCTAGAAAAAGCTCCTCAAGAAGAAGTGAAACCTGTTGTGAAATCAAACGCACCGAAACCGATTAGCCCTATTCGTGCTTCTAGTGCTGCTACAGATACCAATGTGGACTCCAATGGTGAGTTTCATGGTACTTATCAGCAATGGAAAGAACAAAGACAGGCTAAGAAGATTAGGTAAAACTTTTTTCTTTTAAAGGATATAAATCATGGCAAATAATCTGCTTACCATATCCAAGATCACCAATGAAGCGTTGATGGTCTTGGAAAATGAGTTGACCTTCACATCAGAGGTCGACAGAAACTACGATGACCAGTTTGCGGTTGTTGGCGCTAAGATCGGTAACACAGTTAACGTTCGTAGACCAGGCCGTTTCATTGGTACAACTGGCCCAGCTTTGAACGTTGAAGACTTCAACGAGACTAGCGTTCCTGTGACTTTGAGCACTCAATTCCACGTTGACACTCAATTCACCACGCAAGACTTGGCTTTGTCTCTCGATATGTTCAGCGACCGTGTGCTTAAGCCCGCAGTTGCAGCTATCGCCAACAAGATTGACCGTGACGGTTTGGTCATGGCTAATCTGAACACCGCCAACATCGTTGGTACACCTGGCACACCTCCCACAGGTTTGATTACATACTTGACTGGTCAAGCGTATTTGGACTCTGAAGGTGCTCCTCGTGACGGACGTAGATCATGTATCGTTGAGCCTTTCACTTCTGCAACAATCGTTGATTCACTCAAAGGATTGTTTGTTCCTCAAGAAGCGATTGGTGAGCAATACCGCAAAGGCCTCATGGGCCGAGACAGCGGCGGCATGAACTGGCGTCTCGATCAAAACGTTGTAGCCCAAGGTTTTGGATTCTGGACAGGTTCTACTGCTGGTTCTATCACCGTTAATGGCTCTAACCAAGGTCTCGCATCAGGTTGGGCGCAAACTTCTACCATCAACATTACTGCAACTGCAACAGGTACATTGAACCCTGGTGACGTTATCAATTTTGCTGGTGTGTACGCAGTTAACCCCCAAAACCGTCAAGCGTATGGTTCTAACAAGTTGCGTAACTTTGTTGTTAAATCAGCAGTTGCGTTGACTAACGGAAACACAAGCGTGACAGTTAGCCCCGCTTTGATCTACGGTGGACAGTTCCAAAACGTAACTGCTTCTCCCACATCAGGCGTTGCAGTAACACCTTACCAAATCGGTGTGTCTTCCAACTCTGTGTACTCTCCACAAAACATTATCATGCACCGTAACGCATTTACGCTTGCCGTAGCGGATCTTGAGTTGCCGGAGGGTGTCCACTTTGCTGGTCGTGCAAGCGACAAGGAAATTGGTTTGTCAATGCGTGTTGTGCGTCAGTACACCATCAACAATGACTCCATTCCGACTCGTTTGGATGTCTTGTACGGGTGGGCTCCACTTTATCCAGAACTCGCTTGCCGCGTTGCAGCTTAACATTAAGGAGATTAAATTATGGCAAATCCAGGACCCGCAACCACAGTAAGCAATCACCCACAAAACTTGGCCACAAACCAAGCGTTGCGTTTGATTGCATCTGCACAATCCGTTAACTTGTCACAAGCCGGTGATACCGCTATGACAGTTATTGACGTTAGCAAATTTGTACCAGTTAGCGTAATCATCACCAATGGCTTGAACTCTAGTGGTAACACAACCACTATTGCTACTGCTACTGTTGGCGTTTACACAAATACAGGTGCAACAGGTTCGACCGTATTGACTACCGCTGCTTTAACTGGCAACACAGGTGGCCCTTATGTGACAATCTCTAGCGCAACAAATGCAAACACCGCTATTTCTAGCTTCTCCAATATGTACGTTAATGTTGGAACTACGATTGCAGCGACTTGTGACGTATTTGTTTATGGCTATGACCTCACATTTTTACCTTAATTTGTGAGTAAATAAGGAAAAGGCCATCCTCAAAAGGGGTGGCTTTTTTCGCTTTTAAGATACAATAAATCATTCTTTAAAGGAATAACCATGTCAAAAACTACCATTTGTCGTGGAAATGTTATAGCGCATACAATTTGCCAATTAACATTACCCGCCACAACCTTTTCTACTACAACCACAGAAGTTACGATTGCTTGCCCTGGTGTTAAAGCCACGGACATGATTCAAGTTCAAGTTGACGCAGCAATGACTGTAGGTGTTGGTATTGGCAATGCTTATACAAACGCAGACAATCAAATTACTGTTCGTTTGATGAACTTGACAGGAGCACAAGTGGTTCAAGCTGCTGCCACTCTGTTGGTTGGCGTTAAATCTTGTGAAGATAATCCTTTGCCTGTTAACGTGGTCTAAAAATGTCAAATACATCAGTATTTAGAATTGCTGGCCCTACTACTGCTATTAGTGTGACTACTGCATCTTCAACTGCAGTTACGATCACTCCTAACGGTAATGACCAGATCAACTATGCTGGATTTTTGAATACAAGTAATAACGTTATTGCCGTGACGATCACGCCTACAAGCGCACCCGCAGCGGTGTTGCCTGTGGCAGGAACGCCTAGCAATAGCTTTGTGCTTGGGGTTGCAATGACATCACCAATGGTGGTGGCAGTTCCTCCCAATTCATTTTCAGTTACAACAATCGGTACAGGTACAAGCACCTTGTATGTAACACCGATGTCCGATCAAACTTGATCTAAGGGGGTGAAATTCCCCCTTTTTCTTAGGGTTCAACATGACTGCAAGCAATAACGTCTCCAACACAGTTACCACTAATATATTGCCTGTTCAGGCATTATACGACCCAACAACTTTAGCGTTTATCACGTTCATTGGCCCTGCTGGTCTGCCATTTACGAGTGCTGCTGGTGGTGTGTCTAGCGTTGATGTCTCAGGTGGTACGACTGGTTTGACCACAACTGGAGGCCCAATTGTCTCAAGTGGCACAATTACCCTTGGAGGTACGCTTTCAGTCTCAAATGGTGGCACAGGAGCTACAACTGCTACTGGTGCGATCAACAACCTTTTACCTAGCCAAGCAACTCACGCAGGTAAATACCTAACTACAGATGGTACAAACACATCTTGGAGCACATCTGGTGCTAATTTGTCTGTTGTTAACGATACAAGCACCAATGCAACTCGTTATTTGACCTTTACAGACGTAAATACTGGTGTCATTACCCAAGAATACGTTAGCTCATCAAAATTAACCTATAACCCATCAAGTGGGACTGTAACTGCAACCACTTTTGTAGGTGCTTTGACAGGAAATGCCTCAACTGCAACTTTGGCAGCAAGTTCAACTAACATTGCTGGTGGTGCAAATGGTTCTTTACCTTACCAAACAGGGTCAGGAACAACGACTTT